AGAACGATTCTGCTCTCTTTCGAATGCGATAAAGTCGGCGAACTGTGCCGTCACTTTTGTGGTGACGTTGTCTAGCGTCGTGACTTCTAGGTTGATTTTCATTCTTACCTCCTGATTGTTTTGTTAAAAATTATGCACCTGTTGATTTGGTGATTGTTCCGCTGATCGGCCAAGTTACATCGGCTGTGTTCAATTCACCCACAGCACCGTTGACTGGGCTGAACTCTGTGCAAAGTACAGAGAAGGTGTAATGCGGTGTTGCTGATCCTGCTGCGGCTGTGCCTGCTGGTTTGACAATCATCGTGACAGCGGTTGAGCCAATCAATGGCATGATGAGTCCGTCAATGGCGTTGTAGTCGTTGTGCAATGACAATGTCACCGAGTTGTCAATTAGACCTGAGACGCGAGTTATTGCACCACCAGATCCGAATGATGTTGTTGGTACTTCGGCTGCCGAAGTGCTGAGAGTTACCGCAGCGACGTTCGAGGTGATGTCCGTGCCGTTGAGTGAAACATTTGCTTGTGTAAGAACTAACTTTGCCATGATTATTTATCTCCTGCCTTGTCGGCTTTAGAAGTTGATTTTTCTGCCACCAGAACAATGCGACCCGATGCCAGTAGAGAGTCTAGATGGTCAACCTCACTGCCATCAATAGTGGCTGGATATTGTTTATCTAGAACGGTGAAGCCTTCGACGACCTGATATTTTGCCATAGGTTAAGCGTACACCACGACACGGAAGTCGACTGTTAGGTAGGTTGTGTCGTTTGCGTCAACGGTTGTGATGTTGGATGCTTCTTCGACGATGAGTGTTCGGGCGTATCCGCCGAGTGTTGTGTCGGCTTCAATTGCGGCACGAATCCCGTTGTCATAAGACAAGTAAGTGTCCATCAGGTTCTGTGCGGTGCGTTCGGCAGCACGACCCACGATGACGCTGACAGTGAAGACGTGTGTGACTAAGCCTGCTCGCATCGCACCGTGGTAGGTGATCGACTCCAAGGTCGGCCATGCGATACCGCCGAGAGATGGGTTTACTTGGTCGGGTTGTTGTGCGTAGGCGCGAAGGTTCGTGATTGTTTCAAGCCGAGTCTTGATGCCGTTCTTTAGTTCGGTGACTGTTGCGCTCATGCAAACATCCGCATTCGGCGATATGGCTCGACAAGTTGTGCGACGTCTGGGTCGAGTGCGCGTGTCACTCGTATCGCACCCAAGTCTCCGAAGCCGGCAACGCCGAGCGGTGAATCGTAACGCTTAAAAATTCTGGATGCCTGAATGATGACGGCTTGTGTGATCGGTTCAGGTACAGCAGGCCAACCGTAGATGGCTGTGAGTTGCACCAATGCTTCCGATCCGAAGTTCGCGTTTAATGTCGGGAACAGATAGTCGCCGACTGCACGAATGCGTGTGTACGGAACAGTGAGTCCGTCCAAGATTCCGTTAACTGGTTCTAGTTGCCAATCGCTTGGAGTCCATGTGACATCGAAGTTGCCATCTGCGAGTGTCGAAGTTTTGAGTGTGATCGCTGTGCTTGAAATGTCATCAATCTCGCAAACAAACTCGTCGCCTGCGGTGAACACTCTGGTCGTCGCTGAGCCGTATGCCCAGAACTGTCGGTTTGCATAGCCGTCAATCAGTCGTGAAGCTGCACCGGCACAGTTGTCAATCAGTTCGTCGTCTTGTGTGTCGGCGGTGCCGATACGAAGAGCAGCCTTAATCTGGTTGCGTGTGGCATAGCCGTTCGTGATCGCCATAGTTCCTTTATCTTACTTCAGAGTCTGGACAAGTGTACTCGGCAATGAACTTGTGCATCTCAAGGTCAGCCTCAATATGAGAACCAGACGAGATACGGTTCGGTTGAATATCGTTCACCAAAACTTGAACACCAGCAGGCTTAAACCATCTCGCACCATGCACATGACACTTCCACCAAAACGCCCAATCCGACCAATACACATTCGGATACCCGCCAGTCCGCACCCAAATATCTTTCGTGAACCAAGACGTACCCATCACATGATTCGCCATCGGATAAGTAGCGAAGCGTTCAGGAGCAGAAGGGTTCACACCACCATGAGACATGAACCGCAAAGTGTTCGCGACCACATCAAAATCGCCATCTGGAATACAAGCAAACGCATCAGGATAAAACCTGTCATCCATCCCACACCCAGCGATCCAACCATCTTTGATTGTCGCAACCGCCGCATGATACATAGCATCAATTTTTCGAGTCCGACACTCAACCAGTCGACACGGCAAATCTTTCACACCGCAATCATCATCAGGATGGTACGCAATAACCACATCATCAGCCGGTGGGTTCAATGCCTGTACAGAATCCCACCAACCCTGCACCTCATCTTTGTATGCTGTACCCCACGCAAACCCGACAACCGTGATCACAACGCCTGAGTTTTCTCGATGAACACATCCAACTGCTCAGCCATCTTCGGGAAGTAATCAAGATACGCCTGGAATGATTTGCCGACATCGGCTCGTGCCTCATCAAGTTTTGATACACAATCAACCGCACCAAATACTTTCATCGGACCAGAAATCAACTGCCCAATATCCCAAGCGTTCTCACCTTGAATCAACACAACCGGACATCCACACAAAGTTGCCTCATGCACAATCGCCGTATACGGATCAAACGAAATCAGATACTCCGCCGACCGCATCTCATCGGCAAGATCCTTCCGAGACGCAGGCCAAGAATGCGTGATCAACTTCGCACCATCAGGCACATACCCTTCACGACCCTTACCAACCCACACCAACACACCCGACCTTTTACCTTCACCAGGATAAAACAAATCAGGCTCCAGATAAGGCACATTCAACACAGGACTCTGATTAATGTTCGGATGCCAAACAAACTGCAAGCCATCTTTCTTCGCATGATTCAACAACCACCACACGACACGATCCGAACCCGAAGGATTACCTTCAACAATCTCAGGATAAACATGAATCGCATCGTCAGGAATCTCAAGACATTCAGGCACAGACCAAGGATTATCAACAAATGGCATATGGGTCATCTTCATCTCCGCTTGCAACCCACGATCACGCAACAACTTGCCGAGCAGATACAACACTCGAATCCCGCCAGACACACGCCTATAGTCAGGCGACCAAATCACATACGGTTTCATCGCCGCCACACCCATGATGCAGGATGTTTCCCGTCACGGATCCACTTCGGCCAATCAGCCGAAATCTCAACTTCGTTCAGAACACAACGATCCAAGAAAACTCCCTCTTTGAAACATCGAGCAATCGTTTCCTCGACATCGCCGACATTCAATTCTTGATGGCTGAATTGTTTGATTTTGTTGATGCAGCGTTCAGGTCCGCCCATCCAACCCAAATGCCATCCGCCGTGTAGACGATAGAAGTTGTGTCTCATTTGGCGTCGCATCACATCGGCTGTGCCGTTACGGAACCGCCAAGGACCACCAATACAAGTCAACTCCATCGGTGCTTCCCAATGCACACTGAACACTAGATGCCGCATCATCACACCATGCCAAGCATTAGAGAACGAACCGATCATCGAAGGCGACCAGATCTCGTCGGTGTCGGCGACCGTGATCACATCATCATCTTGAATGCCTAACTTCTCGGCAACGGTAAAGATTTGATTCCGAGCGTCCGCCTCACTATCCCACGCATTCGGATGAACAGTTGTCTCATAGTCAACCCAATGAATCTTGTCCTGCCATTGCTCAAACTTTTCACGCGACTTGCGTTCCCTCGGAATACCCGTGAACGACTTGTCGCCTTCAATGATGATGAACTTGTCAACGTAATCGGCGAGTTCGTAAAGGCGGCATTCTAAGACGTCGTCTTCGCCGTTGTACAGGATGCCGTCAAAGACTTGCATCAATCCCAACTCAGGTCTAGACGCCTTTGCAAATCCCATTCGCCGGCATCGAGACGCACGTTCCGCAACCTGAACAGTTCAAGATTTGATTCAAAACTTTTGCGATTCTTCTCAACCAGCGACGGGTCGGAGTTGAGTGTTGACGAGTTGTCGTGGTGAACGATTGCGTTTGTTTTGATAATTTTCTTTTGCATTCGTGTTGCTCGACGCTCATAGTCGTTGTCTTCGAAATAGGCGGGATGGAACGCTTCGCAGAACAGGCCGACATCTTTGACGACTTGTGAACCGATCCAAGCACAGCACCAACCTGGTTGACCTGCCAAATGAATCTCGTCTGTGTGGCATTCACGGTAGAACTTTTGAAGTTCGCCACGCTCAAAGAATGCGTCCGAGTTGAGAAGAATCCAACCTTGTGCGAACGGTGTCATTTTGATACCAAGATTCCAAGATGTCGCCACACCAAGATTGCTCGGCATATTCAAGATATATCGGTTCTCAATGTTCGAGTTTTTCGGCAACGACAAACAATCCTTTTCGATCAGTCCGCCGTTGTCGATGATGATTAGATTCTCGACCTCGCAGTCGATTGATTTAATGCAGCGTTCAAGTAGGTCATATCGGTTGAGTACGGGTATGACTATGACCGGCACCATGCAGACAGCTCCTTCATTGCAGGCTTCCAAGACTCCTCAAAAACCTTGTCGGCTCCGTACCCTAGGGCATGGGTGATCGCGTCCTTAGACGGGCCTCTAGGCGCGTTATAGGCCGACTTCAGAGCATTAACGATGTCAGGCACGTTAGGTGTGAAGAACCATGACTTCTGTGCCGCATCCCACCAAGGCTGACCTTCGACCGTCCAGCCGTCACCGACCAGTTCAGGTTGCGCCGTGAAGTTTGAAACGATCACACGACAACCACAAGCCTGAGCCTCAATGACAGGAATACCAAAACCTTCACCCATCGAGCAAGCCAGCAGAACATCGGATGCTGTGTACATCGCAGCCATCACATTCTGAGGCATACCATGCCGATACGCATACTGATCAACGATCCGATACTTGTCATCGCCGATACCGCAAGCACTCATCAACTCGACCAGATTGATACCAGACATCGCACCATTCGGTTCCGTGTACAAATACAGCACAGCGTCAGGATGATCTTTTGCGAAAATAGAGAACGCAAGAATGTTCTCAGCCCAAGCCTTACGCGCAGGCTGCGAACCTTTATTCGTCGCAACCATCGACACCACGAATCTGTCTTCTTCCCAGCCCATGAACTCGCGACCAGTCATCTTCCGACCATTCGCCAATGTCACCGATTCGGTTGGTTGAAACACAGGTTCGATTGCGTGAGGAACATAAAGATGATTCACACCTGCGATGTCAAGCATCCGTGAACCAAACTTTGACATCGCTATCGGTCGCACATTTTTGCGTGAACACCAAGCCAACACATCTGGCGGTGTCGGCTGATGATCAATCGGAACCCATGACGCGATGTTTTTCCAATCTTTCAACGACTCAGATTTCAACACCCACACGTCAAACAAAGTCATCATCAACGTCGGTGTCGACAAATCTTGGTTAGCCCATTCCATTGTGTGTGCAACAACGACGTCGTCAGAGTATGTGAAGAGTCCTTGCGGATATATTTTGAATCCGTTCCATGTCGATGCCGAACCTGCTAGTCCGTACATCGCGTGGACTGCTACTTGGTGGCCTTCTTTCGCGAGCCTTTGGATGACTTGCGCGGTTTGCTGACCGTATCCTGTTGCAGCCCAAGGTGCGTTGCTATACCAGAGGACTCGGAGTCGGTCGGGATTGGTAGGTCTGACACTTCCAACAAGTGCGCTACGCCCGCTCGGAGCAAACGCTCCGCTAAATATCCCGGCATCTCCACCGGTATGCCCTTGACGATTACGGTCTGCCACATGATCCTCCTAAGAATAGTGCAGAGAAATGGAAAGTCCACGGCCAACCCTGCACGAAATGGCCGTGGACTTAATCCTAGTCACAGTCCTTGCGGACTGTCATGTTTTTACTTCGAAAGAACTATTAAGCAGTTCCGCCGATGAAGTATTTGACATGTGATGTTTGTGGCAAGTTGCCGTCAACACGCATCGTTGCGCGGAAGGTAACAAGGCCTGCGTTGAATGCGTAGTCATCGCTGCGATCCAACTTGATGCCGCCAACTTGACGAACATAGTACGAAGGAAGGTGTCCGAAGATTACCGACTTCGCGTTAGTTGCTGTGTTGGCCATTGCTGGGTTCTCGAATACTGGGTATCCAAGAAGCAAGTCTTGCGCATCAGCGTTGAGTGCTGGTGAGAAGACGTAATTGCCTGCTGTGTCTTTGAGAGAACGCATCTTCGCGATTGAAGACGAGTTCATCTGGAAGCCTGAACCTGCAAGACGACGACCTGTTGTGTCTACCGAGTAGACGAGGCTGATCAAGTTGTCTGCTGTGAACTGACCAGTCACACCCGTTCCGCCAGTTACGCCGGCAGCTGCTGCTGTGACGATACCTTTTGGTTGGTTTGTGCCTGTTCCAGTTGTCAAAGCATCGTTCACACGGAAGCCAAGTTCGTTGCCGACCTGTGCTGCCAAGAATGACAAGATGTCAACACCGCTGTCTTCGATCAACTCTGTTGAGAGTTGAACAAGGAACGAATACTTGTATGCGCCCAAGGTGATGAACGAGTTGAAGATTGGATCTGACTCGCTGATTGCTGTGCCTTCGCCAACGATTGCTGCAGTTGAATACTGAGCAAGTGATGGAATCTGAAGGTTTTCGCCTGATGCTGTGTTCAAGACTGTCGAAGTCTGGAGCATTGGACCAACGTTACGAGCAAGCATGATTACTTGGTCATAGAACGATGTTGGTACTGGTGCGCCTGCTGATGTCTTTACAACGTCACGCTTCTCAAACGAGTGCGAACGAAGTTCGCCCTTCGCCATTGAGCGAATGACTTCTGCATCTGAACGAACACCGCGTGGAGCGTCAGCGACAGGACGAACCTGGTCTGCGATGTCACGAGTTGCTGCTTCAAGACGAAGTTCACGGGCCTCATCGGCGCGGAGCTTCTCGATTGTTGCTTGGCGATCTTCAAGTTCTTTGCTGATGCGCTCGTATGTCTGAGTCTCTTCTGCTGACAAGTCACGCTTCTCAGCGGCTGCAACATCAAGAATCTTCTTTGCGGCTTCCCACGCTGTAGCGCGTTGAGCCATTTGTTGTTCAATAAATTGTTTCATGATTACTCCATGATTGGTTAAGTTTGTGGATGCGCAGGAAGTTGTATTCCGAATGGCGCGGAACGCTGACCAATCTCTAGCCGTAGCGGGACGCTTACCGACAGACCGAGTGTATATGAGAAACTAAAAGTTTTTCAACAGTTCAAGTTTTTTCGCCATCAAGTTTATTGATGCGGGAACTTTGGCTGGTTCGGCTCGAAGTTTGCTGACCGCGCTCGACAACAGATCAGCCGATTCATCAGTCAAAGTGTTGCCAGATTCGAGCATCGTGATCGCTTCGGCGAGTTTGTTTGCGTCAACGCCTGTGCGCTCGGCAAGGATGTCAAGAGAACGAACAGAAGCCGAAGTGGCCGTATAAGCAGGGAACCCTGTCACAACCGAAACCTCATGCAAACGCACCTGACGCAGTTCGCGGGTCATTCCGTCATCTGACCATTTGTCGCCACCGGCAGGAACCGAGAACCCGAACGACATTGAGTCAACATCGCCGCGCTTCATCAACACTGACAAGTCACGACCGACTGTCGTGTCTGGAAGATCGGCTTCAACAAGCAAACCTTTCGAGTCTTCTTGCAGACGCAAAGTCTTTGAACGTGTCGAAGCAAGAAGCATTGACGAGTCATGGTTCATGTACATCTTGATTGTGTTACGACCCTTCAAAGATTTCTTGAACGCACCTGGTGCGATTCGCTCAATGAATGGCAACGGTTCGGAATCAGAGTTGAAGACTGCCGCGTAACCTGTGAACGACATTCCGTCACCTGTTGGACCTTGACGCAATTCGAAGTCGTTGATATGAATGCGGCGTGTCTCTAATGATTCGCTCATGCCGTCAATCATAACAACATTCACGGGCAAGGTTCTAGAAGATCTCGGATGATCTTTGGGAAGTAGATCGTTATCGGTGATGTACTTCGGATTCTCTGGACGACCGTTGCGCAACAAATACAAGAACGAATTGACCCGCGCATACGCCCATTGATTCCTGGTCATGCCTGGACGGTGAGATGTCGAATATGCTCCGGCACCGCGACGGAACACGGTTCGCAACATGCCGACAGTTGCCCGCTTCCAAGACGGATCCGCACCATCAAGTTTCTCGTTGTGTTCATCGGCCTTGTTCTTCAAACCTTTTTCGATTGCTTCGGTCAATTCGATTGTGTCCGACCCAGCAGGAGCTTTCGCTGAACCTTTCGGATTCTTATCTGAACCGATGATCTGGTCTGATGGTGGTGCTGGTGCGCGTTCGGATTGGATTGCTTCAGATT